GGGTTATATCGCGCATAACGGTATTGCACACGACTACACGGTAGGGCCATACGCGTCAGACTCCCGCAACATGGTTGCCGCGTGGATTAATAGCGGATACGATACTACCGTGTTTGCCGGTCAGGGACTTGTGGCGCTTATAACCCCCCACGGTTGTCTAAAATGGCTTGAGGGCGAGCCGATTGAATACTCGCATGGTGTATGGGTTTCCAACATGTTTTGGAACGTCCGATGAACTTTTCGGGGCGTGTCGTGAGGCACGCCCTGATATAATAAGCGGTTGTGTAGCAGTAACGCCTCTCCAAGGACGCGCACCACCATCTGCTAGCGGTAGCATTACCCGTGCCGGGGCGCCGGCAAATGATGCACGGGCGGCATGTCCTAGGCGTGCCGCCTTTTTCACAACTTCGGCGTGTCGCGCCATAATCAAGAGTAATATCATAATCATAAACCAAACAAGAAAGGGCAAAGAAAATGACTACCGCAACCGATATCAACACTGGCAGGATTATCCCCGTCAAGCCAATCGCCATTTGTCAGAGCGACGCATGCGATACGCTTCTCATAGCCGACGCCAACACCGGCAAGGGCATGTCATAGACGAAACGTTTATCGAAAACGAATTTTTCGGGCGTGTCGTGAGATACGCCCTGATATAATAAACAATGAAACCAAAGAAATGAGGTAAAACAATGAAACCGTCAACATACTTTCAAGATAGAGTAAAAATATTCCTTAGCTACCTAACTGATAAGGCGCTCAACGCAGGTATCGACGTGGTAAGCGCCATAATCGTATACCATATGGCAATGCCATACTCAGCCAATGACTATCAGAACGCGCTTGAAGCATGGTTGCAAGGACGCCACGACGTATGGCAAAGCCGCATAGACGCGTACAAGTCGAACCCGACAAACGAAAACCTTGCCATCATAGCCGAGTGCGCAATTTACGAATACACCCCCCACACCCAATGCGACTACGACGACATCGTGGAACGCGCATACCGGCTCGCCATAGACGAAACGCTAATCGAAAACGAACTCGAAAAAAGGAAGAACAATGGCAAACGATAAACGATACGACGTGCTAAGCCGAATCGCCGACGTACAACAGTCCGTCGAAGCGGTTAAACGCACGACTGAGGGATACGGGTACAAGTACGCCACACTGGACAACGTTTGGCAGCTCGTCAAGAACAGCATGATGGAACGCGGTCTAGGCTGGACGGCCGTCTGCTCAAGCGAGATAGTCGGCGCCGACACGGACATGCCAACCATCTACAACACGCTCACCATCGCAGTCTACGAGTTAACGCACGAGTTTGAAAACCTCATGGACATGGTGAAGCATGGCGAGGCGGTTAGCAGCAGTTACACGTATCCGGCGGCCGCGGCACAACAAGTGGGCAGCTTCGAAACCTACTACCGACGCTACGGGCTAATCCACCTGCTTGGACTCACAACAGTGATGGACGACGATGGCAAAACAGCCGCCCCCCTCCCCCGCCCCTCTCTCACGGAAGAATTCAACTAACCACTAACGGAAGGAAAAACAATGGCAAACAACATGCTCGAAATCGAAGCGGTAGGCGAAATCCGATTCGTCCACATCAAAGACAAGTATCAGTCCGACTCTGCGAAACAGCGCGGCATTGAACCGAACTACCAACTGCAGCTCGCGTTCCCGAAGAACGGCGACGTGCATAAGGAACTCGTCGCGTCCGCCAAACAGTTGGGCGTGCGAGCCAATGGCGACAACCTGCGATACAAGGACGGCGATTTAATCACCCTCAAGGATGGAACCCAGCCGCAACGCGGCAAGTGGCTCGTCAACCTATCATCCAAGTGGAAGCCCAGCATCGTTGACCAAAACGCCAATGATGTCGAATTGACCGAAGAGCCGGGCGACGGCACGCTCGCCAACGTCGCATTCAAAATCGGCAGCACGAGGGAAGGACGACTCGCCTACTTCCTGACCGGCGTGCAGCTGTTGCGAATCGAAAAGAACAACACCCCCTCCCCCCACAAGTTCGGCGTATACACGCAGCAGACCATCGACGATGAGGGCGCCGGGGAGCCAGAACCGGAGTTCTAACCACCAATGAACGCGCCAATCCACTACAGCGACGAAGACATGATTGACGCGCTCACCACCTGCATGAACATCAGCCAAGCCGCGAAGGCGCTTGGAGTATCCCGCGGCTGGCTGTTCCCTCATGCGAAACGGTTGGAGCGTGAAGGCAGAATCCTGCCGAAATCAATCATGCCCGCATATTTCAAACCGAAGGAAGACAAATGACGAAATTCCTAACCACCCCCCCATCCAATAGTCGGGTAGACAACGTGTTCAATGCGATGCTCAAACTCAATCTAGGCAAATGGGCCGAATACCGTTCATACGAGAAACGTACCACCGCGAACGCCACCGCCTACAATATCCGCAAACATATCACCGCATGGACGGAACCAAACGTCGATTACACTGCGGTCACACGCCGCAAGTCGGACGGAACATACGCGGTATGGGTCAGCGCGGTTAGAATCAGGGAGGACGCCAATGACGACATTGAATAACCGCAAGCCGGAACCATTGGAGTCGGCCATCCAGAACCGTCTCATCAGAATTTTGGAACAGCAAGGATGGTACGTGCAGAAAACCGAAGGACGCTCACGCAACGGATTTCCCGACGTGACCGCCGTGGACACGCTCGGCAACGTGTGGTTCATCGAACTGAAACGCACTGTGGGAAAACCAAGCCCAGACCAATGCCGCGAACTCAAAGCGCTCGCCAAACATAACGCGAACGTCATACTCCTCTACGGCATGAAAGCCGTTGATACCCTGCTGTTCTACAGGAACTGGGTTGACTTGACGAACATGTACCACTACATCCTTGTAGTCGATTCGGAAGGGAAAATGAGATGGACGAAAGAAATCTGACATACGAGGTCTTCAAAGACCGTGAAACATGGCTCAAAGCCCGTGAGGAAACGATAGGCGCATCCAGTCTCGCGCATTTCATCGCCACCGGACAACTGCCATCACCCCCGCCGGACATTCCGGCCGTACAGTCGGCATTGCGGTTCGGCAGCATTTGGGAGCCAATGCTCGTCAAACTGTATGCGGAATACCTACAGCTCGCCATCGTCGCCAAGAACACTCCAGTAGACCGTTTGGAGAACGGACAGCTCGCATGGTATGACAACAGCTTCTACACGGACGGGCGTTTGCACGTCTCGCTTGACGCCGCATACCGCGACTATGGGGGAATCCTGCACACAGTCGAAGTGAAGACGGGAAGCAAACCATCCTACGCGTTCCTCACCAACGAACAGCACAATCAATATTCGGCCCAAGCGCAGATAGAAGCCCGCATGATGGATACCGAATATGCGGAAATCATCTACGCGCAACGCCCACCGTCATGGGAGACGCGGAACGCCGAATACATCACCGAACAAATCAAGAAAACACTCGACATCGCAATCGTCCCCGACGTGATGGACGCTGGCGCACTGGAAAAGTATGCGACGGAATACGAGCGTGCGGAACAGCCAGCGGATACGGACGATGACGGATGGCGGCTGTTGGCCGAACTGCTGGAAGCGAAAGACCGGTACGAAGTGTTGAATGAAAAACTCACCACATGGCTGGGCGAACACCCCGGCGAACGAGTGTATTGCGCCGGACATGTCGCAAGACTGGCGGAAACCACGCGCACCACCACCGACTACAAAGCGTATTTCAGCCAGCATCCAGCCGACCTGACCCCATTCAAGAAAACATCGACGACCACGCGCCTCAGCGTAGTGAAGGAGAAGAAAAATGCATGAACTGATGATGAACTGCCTGTACATGCTCGCCATCCTCCTGTCTGTGCTTGGAGCCACGGCGGCCATTCTTATCCTCATCGGTGTGGTCAAAGGCATCATCGACCTCATCAACCATTCCGGCGGACGTGATGAAGAGTAGCGTATCCGAATGGCTTGACGGCGAAGCTTGGGCTGACATCGAGGAGATGCGCCAGCCCAAGCCGATGCCGCCCGCCAGAAAAAAGAAGACCGTCACCCGCTATGCCGACATGACATCCGAAAAGGCGGAGCATAAGCGGAAGCTGAAAAAGAAGTGGATGAACGAGAACCACGAGAAAATGCTCGACTATTGGGTGCGATACCGTAAACAGCATCGTGAGGAAAGCAGAGACGCATGCCGCAAGTGGCAGGAGAAATTCAAGGCTGAACATGGCGTCTGCTATCAGACTTGGCGCAGATGGCGTAAAACGCCGGAAGGACGCGAGCGCATAGCGGCGTGGGAAGCCAAGCACGGGAAGGAGACACAGTGAGGGCTTTCATTTTCGACGAGGCCGGAACAGGCAAGACGAAACGCAGCATGGACTTGCTGGACGATGCGGAGCATATTCTCGTCATCTGTCCGGCAAGCGTCGTGAAGACCGCGTGGTTGCCGCAAATCAGCCAATGGTCGCACGGCAAGGCGTTGACCATCGAAGACTACCGCAAGCACGGTTGGCCGGAAGACTATCGTTTTCTCGTGGTGTCATACAATATGGCCGCCAAGCTGGGCGAAGTGCCGGACGGTTTCAGTCTCATCGTGGATGAAAGCCACATGGTGAAGAATCCTAGGAGCGGACGTTCCAAAGTCGTGAAAGGCATCAGCGACCTTGCCAAGGACGTGCTGATGCTGACCGGCACGCCCGCTCCGAAGGATTTGGAAGACCTGTACGGGCAGACCGTGGTCATGTATCCGCACTCTAAGGACAGGATGGCCCTGTTAGGCGATTCTTGGCGCACTCTAGGGGATTTCAGGATGCGATACGGTAAACCATACACGATGAGCATGCAAGGGCGTACAGTGGTCAAATACACGTATTCCCAGCCTATGGTAGAGGAAGCGTGCCGACAACTGCAGAAGCTCGTATTGGACATCCGACGCGGCGGCAACCCTCTGCCGCAGGTCGAATGGCTCCCATCGCCGAAAACCGAACAGGAGGACATGGCATTAGAACAGTGGACGAGCACCCACCAATTGGCCGAAGACGTGTACGCGGCAAGCGCGAGCGCCGCAGCTGTCAAACTCGCCCAACTCGACGACGGTTTCGCCTACAAGACCGAAGACCGTGGAGAATCCTACTGGTTCGGCGTGTCCAAACTCGAAACGGTATATAGTGAAGCCAAGAGACGCGAAGACCATACACCACTGCTCGTATGGACGCGGTTCAAAGCGGTAAGAGACGAAATCTACCGTACTTGGACGCCATGCACAGATGCGAAGACATTCCTCGCCATGAACGACCAAGAACGCGGAAAATACCGGCTCATAGTCGCAAACCCGCAATCCATGGGCACCGGCGTTGACGGCCTGCAGCGTCTCATGAAAGACCAGATATGGCTCGACCTCCCATGGACATACGCCGACTGGGAGCAGGCCAACAGGAGACTGGTACGACGCGGCAGCCCCTATCAGGGGCGTCAGCGCATCCTCGTGCCGGACACGCCATGGAACCGCAAGGTCATGGACGTGATAGAAGGAAGGAAAACACTCGATGACATCATCAAGGAAAAACAATTGGGATGAGGTGATGGAAGACGTGAACAAGGCGATTCCAGCCAAAGCAGCCGACAATGTCGGATTGAAAGGCCCGAGCGACATAATCCTCGACCCACCGGAGCCGCCGACAGTGGAAAACGCGCTCGAAAACATTGAGCCAAGCATCTACACGCGCATCGCCGACAACCTCTACCATGTGGAAAACATGCTCAACGGGGAGAAGGCCGAAGAATACGGCAATCCGCGCATCATGTTCCGGAACATTTCCCAACGATGGTTCGGCCGCGACGATGCGGAAGTGGATGTCGCCATCATGATGGCCGAATTGAAAATCGAACGCATCAAATACGACCACAGTAAAGAAGACTCGTATCTGGACGCAATCGCCTACCTCGTAATGGCATTGGCGTTCATGCAGGAAGGAGAAAAGGATGACCAGCGATAACCGCAATGTGACGCGACTAACAGTAGGCCGTGAGGAATGGCGGAAGATAGAATCCGGGGAGACAAGCTTCATCCTCCGCGAAACCCAATCGCCATACGAGACTGTGGCCTTCGTGCTCACGGACGCCTTCACCGGAGTACACGTCGGCAACGCCATCATCCTCTCGGAAACCCCGTTCGGCGACTATGAGGCCAGCCCTTGGACGTGGAGCATGTTCGCCAAGCTTACCGACATGACCGAGCATGAGCTAAAGGAACGGTTCCCAGCAGAAGCGAATATGGAAAACCCATCCGCATGCGCAATGTACCTGTATGAAATCAAACCGATAAGCGACAAGGAACTGTTGCAGCGCCTTTGCGACGAATAAGGAGAAGAAAAATGCTGAACGACATCACCATCGAACAGTTCGTAGACCATCAAGACCTCATCCTGCCATACACGGAAAAACAGTTGAACCCCAACTCGTATGACGTGACCTTGCAGGACACCATCGTCATCTTCACCAAAGATGCGGAAGACGGTTACGCGGACGGCGGCGACCACACGCTGCACGGCATCCACACCAAGCCAATAAGAATCGACGGACACTACATGCTACAGCCCGGACAGTTCGTCCTAGGCGCCACCGTGGAGAAAATCAGCCTCCCGGACAACATGATGGCACGATTCGACGGAAAAAGCAGCCTTGGCCGACTCGGACTCTGCACGCACGTGACCGCAGGATTCATCGACGCCGGATTCATCGGCACCATCACCGTCGAACTGAAGAACGAGAACAGTTTCCCCATCATGCTGACGCCCGGCATGCGAATCGGACAGGTATCGTTCGAATATCTGAACGCCGCCTCAGTGAAACCATACGGCATGGTCGGCCACTATCAGCATCAGAAGGCTCCGCAGCCAGCGGTGGAGGTGTGACATGAAATCACCAAGACAATGCCTCGACTGCGGACGTGAGATGACGTTGGACGAATGGTATCCGGAAATGCTGTGCGAAACCTGCAAGCAGGAAATCGATTCGGCGTTCACGGACGAAGACAGACAGGAAGGATTGGAGTATCCAGATGAGTGTTATTAGAGAAATGGCAGCCGGTATCACGGGACGCTGCTGGCACTGCATGAAGAAACTCACCGCGAAAGAAAGCATCCTATATTGCGGGCTTTGCACGGAATGTTGGAGGTTGCGCGGTGGCAATTGAACAAGACTGGCGTAACGGCTGCAAATACTTTCTAAGCCCTGAACAGAAAAGCGCCGTGGAAATGCGAAGCATCGCACGGTATGGCATCGACGCGCAGACAACCGTCTGCATGGAGGAATGCGCCGAACTCATTCAGGCAATCAGCAAGCTCAAACGCTTCGACCCAGAAGACCCCAACAATATGGTCAGTCGCACTGAGCTTATCGAAAACCTGTATGAGGAAATGGCCGACGTGCAGATATGCTTCAGCCTGCTATTCGAAATCTACGGGCTGAAAACATCTGACATGCAGCGCATGATAGGCCATAAGTTGTGGCGCATGAAACAGAAGATGGAAGCGCAGGGCGAGAAGTTCTGATGAAAACCCTGAAACTCATCGTCTGCACCATCATCCTGCTTGGATTCGTCGCAGCCATCATGGTCGTATGCAACGCGTGGGACACGCGCGTCTTCCTCGCATACGTGGTGACGACAATCGTGGCGGACGTGATATGCGTACTGTTGGATGATTAAAGAGAAAGCCCCCGCATGAACCTTGCGGGGGCTTTGGAGAAACCAAAGGAGGGCTGTTGGTAAAACTTCCAACAGTCCTCATTGTATCAGACTAACGACACATTGTCAAATACCAATCACTACCGGAATCAGTGCCGATGGCGACATATCTCGGCTGGCCCGAAGAAGCGCCGATATAACGACCCCACAGGAAGCCGTCAGCATAAGTGCCCCAACCATCCAACACGACCTTCTCACCGCGACTGTAACTGGCTACAACCTGACCCTTCACCGACGGTTCGGTACGCACGTTCAACGCATCGACCGCAACCTCATACGTGGTGGCAACCACGGTCGGAGCCGGGGACACCACAGGCGCCGGAGCCGGATTCACCGGAGTGTTCGCACCAACGCCAGCATACTTGTCCCAAGCGGCCTTATCGCCAGCGAAATAGTTCAAATCAAGCGAACCGGCATAACCGCCGATATGACCGTTGGACGTGTACTGGCGCATCGGATACGCCACATACGACCAAATGGAATTGGCATCCTGCCAGCCGACCGCATCCATGGAAGCATAGCACGCCTCCCAAATACCACAATCATGCTTGGTGCAAATGTCCTTGATGAACGGGATTTCGGAACGCTGCGCATACACGAGCGGTTTCACGCCGGTCAGTCGGATATACTGGTACAAAAACTCGTCGAGATACGAGCGGTCGCCCCAAGCGGCGTTATCGGCAGCCTCCCAGTCAACGCATGGCACGAACTTCTTCAGATAGCCCTTGGTGTTTCCGGCGAAGAAATACGCTTCCTCCGAAGCGCCCACGCCACGAATGTAATGCATGTAGCCGACTGCAAGGCCACGCTTGGCAGCGGCCTGAATCTTCGCATCCGCACCAGTCCACACGGACTCGACCAAACCATTATCCGTCGTCAGCTCGCCAGCACCCCAAGTGCACTGAACCACCACGCCATCGGCGTCAATCTTGGAAACGTCAACGTCAGCCTTCCAATTGCTGATATCCACAAACCTCATTATTCGGAAACCTCCGTTTCATTGCCTGCAATATGCTTGCCCGTTACCAGACTCTTGGATGGAGTGGCGAGCGACGCCGGACTGATGGCATCCGTCTTGCCGGAGGACGCCACGCACGTCAACACGGACGCGACGGCTGCGACAAGCGCAATACCAGCCACGTTCAACCAATCGACCTGAAACAGGCCGACGCCACCGACCACGCCAGCCGACAATGCCGCCTGACATGCTGTGCGGATTGCACGCTCCAACGTGTCAACCCAAAAATCCCTAGTGAACAATATTCTGCTCCTTACTGCTGTCGTTTTCCAACGGTTCTATTGTACTCCTTAGCCCGTCGGGAAGTCTTGGCTTCGGATACCGTTCCAGAAACTCCGGGTCGAGAACCTTGCAAAGTTCGCCCAACCAATGTCCCATCGCCCGAATGTAGGAGGTTTTCAAATCATCCTGATAGCGGAGCTGGTCGCGTTCCTGAATGAACTCGGCCAGTTTTTCGTCCTGCCGGTCGATTTCCCGCTGCATGTTCAATTGGGCTTCCGAGAGTCGCCTGTAGGCTTCGCTCAGGTCGCCGCGTCTGTTCTGCGCCCAAGTGACCGCTGCGACCACGATGGCGCATAATCCGGTCACTAGGGCGACGATGATGTCAGTGCTCATATGGCACTATTCTAGCCGATAATTGCGATTATGTTAGAAAAGACAGTAAGTGGCTGGCGGTCCTGCCGGAAATCGCATTGTATCCGACATTTTCACGCATAATATCGGCTAAGCCTTTCAATTGGCGACTGATGGACTACGCCAGCTGGAAGGAGAAATTACCGGCGAACCATTCCCCTCTCGGGAAGTTACGGTTCACAGTCGGACGGATGTTGACATCATTGTTAATGATTTGCAGCACCACGTCCCTGCTTGACGTGGGGAAATTCAGGTCGATGCCATTCGTCTTAAGAGAGTCTGGAAGGTTCATTACGTGCGAAGACTCCCAAGCTTTTGCGTTACTCCAATCTCCGGCACGATTGAACCAGAAGAAACCGTTCGCAATGCCGTTGTGGACGGTGCCGCGAATCTGCACGACGTTCCAACCGGCATTGTTCTTATTAAGAAGATTGTTCTCTGTAAAGAGTCCCTCAAACTTCCACTTGCCGTCTTTCCTGACATAATCGCAATTATCGGCCACATTATGCAACAGCGTACCGTCAGGCACACCGGTCAGAGCGTCACGCTGGGCGGAAGTCTGAACCCGCAGCATATCACCCTTTAACGCGGCACCAATATACGCCTGCGTGATGACCACGCCAGCGGCGGCCGTATTCGACACGCCAGCCGGAAGCAGCACCTGCGCCAAAGCCAAAGCACCATCCGGGACACCCGGTGCGACCGGCACGGCGGCGGCCGTACCCTTCACCACGCCGAACGCCGGAACATCCGAACTATCCGACATCGGCGAGCGCGTCTCATGCTGCTTCACATACACAACGTCGATACGCGAGTTAGCGGACGGGGCCGCATTCAGCGGCACATTCACGTTTCCATCATTCTGGATAAGCAGCGCGCCATAACGGTTCAATACGGCGTTGAACGGATGCACCGTCACGCTCATGGAATTACTATTGCCGGTGACGAGATTATCCTGCGAACGGTCGAGAATGCCGGCAATCGGCAGCATCGTGGTCTTATTGCAGACGAACAGGCCGCTCATGTCACGGCGCGCATCCATAAACGACGCCTTCCCGGACACGGCGAAGATACTATTCCTCAATGCCATTATCAATCTTTCCTTCCAACGCTTTCAAACGTTCCTCAAGCCGGTCGATACGGTCATGGGCGAGATGGGCTTCATGTATCGCCCACACGCCCAGCATCGGATAGTTGATGCCGCACGGCTCGTAATCATCATTATACTCGACGAACTGTCCCAAACCGTTGTCGTCCAAGTCTTCGGCAATCATGCCGACATGGATTGTCGCGCTGTCGCCGTTCAGATTCACGTCATCGATGAAACGGTAGAGCGTCCAATCCACGGAACGCATCTGCTCCAACGTGATGTCCGGCTTGAGGAAATCCTGCTTTACCTTGCGACTGGACTGTGATGTGCCCATCGTGCCGTCCGACAACGCCCACACGGCACGCCATGGGCCGACCGTGAACAGGTTATTGTAGGCGTTCGTCGTATGCGTGCCGCCACGGTCGGTAGACAATACACCCCAATTCCACGTATTGCACTTCTGGTCGATGGTCGCACGGTCATACGAGTTTCTGTTGATGGATGCGGCCACCGTATTGTCGATGTTCGCGCTGATGTCCAACACTTTCTGAATCGCCTGAGTCAACTGCGAGCCTGACGGCTTCTCCAGTTCGCGCAAGCGCCGACCATATTCGTTCAGGGTGGTTACAAGCTTGTTGGTGGCCTGAGCTGGATTCTTCACATCGATGACCGTTTCGCCGTCTTCGGCCACCGGAGTGAGGCCGTCAGCCGACTCTCCCTGATGTACGACAATCTCGTCAACCATTGTCCACCGTCACTTTCACACCATCAAACACGTCACCCAACGTGAACGTAATCCAATTTGAGCTTTCATCGGCTTTGATGCCGGTGATGCGCCGCGTATGCGCGCCATCCACATAATACCAGTCGCCCTTCGTAGTAAATCGGATGTAATCGCCGACCGTATAGTTGGCGAGCGTCTGATTCACGGAATGCAGGTATCCGCGATGCACTTTCGCCTCAGTGGACGATACCGGCTGCCAGTAGACGGCGGCTGCCTCGTTCGCATACGCCTGAAGCGTGTTCTGCAATTTGACCGTCGAATGGCTTGAATCCACGCTCTCCCAGATTGGAGCTCCCGCCTTTTCCAGAATGTCCGTGTAGGCTGACACGACGAGCGTCTTATCGTCGGATTTGCCTGACGTGAACCATTGCAGCGAGGCGAGCTTGTCGCCATCATCCGTGGCAGACAGGGACGCGATGCCCGGCTGCAAGGCGGACGCGCTGAAATAGTGGGTTTCGCCGCCAAGCAGCGGATGGCCGGTCTTCATATGCCACTCATACCCTAATCCGTCAGCCGTGCGCGTCGGGAAGAAGCCGATGTCGCAACCGTTCTGATAGTTCGTGATGTTCGTCAAAACTTCGCCGACGTAATTCAAATCGACCGCCTGATAGTTCGCCTCCGACGTGCCGACCTCCGCTGTCTCCAATACGACAGGCACCCTACTGTTCGGCCAGCTCATCGCCTGTTCGACGAGATTGCGTGCGACCGTATTCCATGTGACATTCTTGTATGACGTGTCGTATTGAGGGTCTGGCGAACCATCCGACTTGATGAGGCTTTTCCCCATCGCCTTCGCCGGAAGAATCGTCCTATGGTCAAAATACGTCCACATGCCTGAAGCGACCAATGTGAGAATACCCGAATCGGCGTCATAATCTCGGCGCATGAGCACTCCGCCGACCGTCAGCCCATCATCTTCCGCGACCATGACGGTCTTGCCGATGGCCGCGGTGTTCCTCAAATCCAACAGTCGCGCATCGTTTGCAATATATTGGACGCGCGTGTCGCCGGACGAAGCGTAGATGGGCACTTTGACGGTGAGCGAATCAGTATCGTTCAGTTTCATCTCCCATTCGGCGGAAGTGTGCGGCAATGGGATGATGCGGCGTCCGGTCAGCAGGTCTGCGAGATAGATTTTCACCGCCAAGCCTCCTTCCATTCGACCGTCATCGTCGGCTCGCCCGACTGCACACCCAACGGCGTGAACTGTATTGTCGCATCACCCGAAGGACGGAACCAGTTCTCTTCCGCGAGGAACATGCTCAAATCAGACTGGTTCTGAAACAGCACACGCTCATCGTCGAAGTCGAACACCATCGTCTCGTCGGGGTTGATTTGACGGTGAAATTCGACCGCTTCGCCGGTTTCGATGCAGTGGATGCGCACGCCTTCGGATAGTCCGCCTCTGATTTTCACGACAAGATGCGTCGGAGCGAAACCGCTTCCGGTGATGGCGACACGTCCCGGATTGCCGACCTCGCCTTCGGACAATGGGTCGAGCAGCGGGTCGGTGATGCCTTCGCCGTCTGTCGGCACGCCGACCGTCTGCGAGCGCAATGGCCCATACAGGTAGGGGGATGGTGCGAGCAATCCAATCTGGAACGCGGCCTTCCCGCGATACCGGTATTCGTCCACGGTCATCGACCTGAGTTCCGCATCGCACGACAATGCGATGCCGGCACCCTTCTGCACGGTGACTGGAACCAAACGTCCGGCCATGCCGCGAAGACGGCGCATCATCTCGTCGGTGTCTTCGACCGTACTGGTCGCATAGTATCCGTTGATGGTGATGGTGCGCCCATCATAATATGTCGTGCCGGGAATGGCGTTGCCGTCAGCCCTAGCCCAAGAATCCTGTTCGGTCTTTGCTGACGGCAAATCGTCGAAACCGCTCATGGACACCAGTGTGAACTCGTGTCCGGCGTCGCCGTAAAGCGTGATGTCACCCACGGTGACGGTTATCGTGCTCAAGGTCTGACACTTCCAATCATCTCATTGTTCAAAGCGTATCCGAATCGGCGGGCCACGAGTTCCACATCACTCAACGGGCTTGCAACCACATTGTCGATGTGGACGCCTCCAGCATGCCGCTGGTCGCCAGCCGACACCATTCCAGTATAGTCTTTAAGCTTCGGTGCCGACACCATGCCAAGATTGGTAGCGTCAATCTGGTTGAAATCCAATGAGCCGAGCACGCTATCAACCTGACCGCGTACGAACGCTCCTTGGGCGCCGATGGCCTTTCCGAAGTCGCGCATAAGATGCTCGCCGGACACGCTGGTATAGCCGGAGCCGGAGAACGGGCCGACCTTAGCAGGAGAGAACGGGAAGAAGTCTCGCACCTTCTTCAACGCGCCCTTCACCGCGCTTTTCACGCCTTCGACCGCGTTGAGGATACCCTGTTTGAAACCGTTCATCAACGCGGCGCCGGAATCGAGCAGCCACGAGCCGGCACCGGCGAACAGGCCCATGATTTGGCCCGGAATGCCTCTGATAAAGCCGAGAATACGACCACCCAATCCAGCGAACGGTCGGGCGATGTTTGCGACAATCGCAGGGACAGCGAGCGCGACGGCCATGAAAATGCGTGGGAAATTCGCGGCGATACTGGTCGCAACACTGATGAAAGCTCTAATCAGTGTCGGCAGACCGTTGACGATGCCGGTAGCCAATCCGCCGATGATTGCCGGCAGCTGGTTGATGATGGCGACGGCGATGCCCGGCAACGCTGCGGCCAACGACGTTATCACGCTGGTGAGAGCGGACATCAACGCCGGAATCAGCGTCGGCAGCGCGGTGGCGATGCTCTGTCCGATGGACGGGAGCGCGGCCACAACGGTGGCACCCAACGTCTGAAGGCCGGAAGCCAAGGACGCGCCGAATCCGCTTATGAATCCGGCGATGGCCGCGCTATTGTCGCTTATGGCGCTGAACGCGACCTGAACGCCGGCAATCAACGCCTGACCAAGCGAGGTCATAAGCGACGGAATCTGTCCGGCGAGCGTGGCGAACAGCGTGCCGAACGCTTCCAACACCGGCTGACCGTAGGTGGCGATGAAGCCGGGCAGCTTGGCGAACATGTCGGAGAACGCCTGAATGACTTGCGGCAGTATCGTCATCAACGCGGGTGCGAGCGTCTGCCCAACGCTTATGAGCGCGTTGGCGATGCCCGGCAGTGCCGCAGTGACGCTCGCCACCATCTGCGGGAGCGCCGTGGCGAACGCGTTCGCCATGGCGGGCAGTTTCGTCTGGATGCCGGTAAGCGTGTTGTCGAGGCTTTTCTGCCATTCGTCGAACTTGTCAACCATCTTGGACGGGTCGAGTTTGAACAGTGTCTGGAAGCCGGCTGTCAAGCCGGCGAATATTGCGCCGGTCACGCCCAGCTGGGATGCGATGCCGCCAATCTTGCCGATTGCCGCGCCGACTCCATTCACGGCCACGCCAAAGCCCTTCAACGCGCCGGAAGACACCTTCAACGCGGCGGAGCCTATGGTAGCGAACGCCGCCTTTCCGACGGACGCCAACGGGCTGAACCGTCCGGCAAGACGCGACACGGCGCCGCCAACCGTAGCGGACAATCCGGCACCGACCGTCTTCGCGGCGGACGTCAACGGCGCGAACGGATTCAGTCCCTTGAACGAGCCGAAAATCTTTTCAGCAAGACCGTCGAACGGCATCGACAACTCGGACAACGCTTCGGCACCAAACGACTTGAGCGCGCCCTTGACGGAGGACAGCCCATTGCCCACCACAGACACGAGCTTGGACATGGTGTCACTGATACTGGTCGTGTCCAGCATTTCGCCGAACACCGTCTTGAACTCGGACGCCTTGCCCTTCACATTCTCAACCATGGAGAGCACGCCGGATTCGACGGCGGCACGCATGGCCTCCATCTTCGTCTTGACGGATTCTGCGGCGTTCGAGAACGCTTCGGCGAAAATCTCCTTGACCGGCGCCCACTGCTGCGCCGTGTTCGCCGCATAGTTAGACAATCCGGCCTTCAGATTGCCGAACGTCTGCATAATGCTGTCGGACGCGGACACGGCAGACCCGACCAAGGGGAGGAACACGTCGGGAATGTTCAGGCCGGTAAGCTCCTTGAACTCACGTCCAACCTGCACGAGCTTGTCACGGTAGATGTCAGCGCTCTGTCCGGCCGTGTCCAACGAACGGTAGATGCCGGAATCCATGACGATGGTGTCGGCTGCGGTGCGAATGTCATGGAACGCTTTGATGAGGGATGGAGCCTTCTTCCGCGCGGCGGCATCCACTTCGGCGTTGAGGGTTTCGAACGCTTTGAGGAACGCTTCTGGAAGCGCTTCCGCGTCGGAGCCCATCGCGTTCAAACCGGTTTGGAGCAGCTTCACATTGTCGGACGCCTGTCCTACGCCGTTCCGCAGGTTGGTCGCGGCCTGTTGGATGAGTTCGAAGCCTTCAGCGCCTTTCTCGCCGAAACTGAACGCATACGTCCCCAAGTCTTCGAACGCGACGTTGAACTTGCCGAGCGCGTTCTGCGCTTTCGTCGATTCGGACAGCGTTTTCGACATTGCGCCGGCCATGGACGCAAGCTTGTCGATGACTGCTGACGATGCCGACAACGCCGCACCGAACACGCCGGTGAAGCTGGAGCCAAGCTTGATGAGCTTGCCCTTCACGCCGACCAGCGCGCGGCCGATGAACGGGATGCGGGATGCGAACCGGTCGTTCATGGCGACCATGAGGGAGAACGCGGTGGCGCCGATGACGCCCACCGTTTTCAGCATATCGGCCAAGGAGGATAGCAGGTCGACGTTCTGCGAGTTCAGGCTGATGAATTTAGTCAACGGGGCGAGGAACTGTTCGACCTGCTGCGCGTTGAACGCATTGTTGACGGCTGGCGCAATCTGGTTGACGAACGTCGTCGCCAACTTAGCGACCGCGTTCGACAATGGCACGAATCCTGCGAGCATTTCGCCGAACGTGTCCGTCATGCCTGAACTAGAGATAGCGGTCAACGCTTTGCCGAGGTTAGTGGACAATGCGGTGGCGGCTTCCGCCGACCTTGCGCCGACCGTGTTCTTGATGCTGTTCCATGCGCGGTCTGCCGTGACAGGCATGGCGTAGAACTGCTTTTCGATGGCGTCGGCGTTCTCAAGCACCGTATCGTAGAGGTCTTGACCGCTGATGGAGCCTTCCTTGCCCAACTGTTTCAGGTCGCCTACGGAAGCGTTGAGATGCTTGGCGAGCATTCGTGCGATTTGCGGCGAGTTCTCCATGATGGAGTTCAACTCATCGCCGTTGACGATGCCCTTGCCCAATGCTTGGGTAATCTGCCGCATGGCACTGGACGCTTCCTGAGCGGAAGCGCCGGTGCTGACCATGTTCATGTCGAGCAGTTTGGTGAATTTCGCCGCGTCACCGTAATTGGTCACAACTTCCGGTGCGAGCGTGCGAAGACGTGCCGCGGACTGGATGAAATCGTCAGTGGTGACGCCGACCTCGTTCGCGTATTTCAGCGATATTTCGAGCGAGCTCATGTAATTTCCGGTGGTGCCTACCGCGTTTTTCAGCATGGCGATTGTCCGACCCCACTGGTTGCCCATTTCGATAATGTCGGACGTGACGGTTCTGACAGCCTTGCCGACCGATGCCACGGCGACGACGGCGGCTGCAGCATTCAGATACTTGTTGAGGTCGAGGTTTGCGAAACCGTTGCCGAAAGCGTTGGCGGAACGCCGTCCGCTTGAACTAAAGGATGAGAACACGCTGTTGAGCGCGTTTTTCACTCCGCCTTGCAGGTTAAGGCTCTTATTGAACGAGCCGGAAAACAGTTTGGACATGCCCAAGCCGTTCGATATGAAGAGTCGGCTTGTGCCTGATGCCATTTTGGGTTTGATGGCGGGGGTGAGCACCGCGCCCTTGCTTGCTTTGACAAGTGCGGAGTGCAAGCCTTCCAACGATGGAAGTACTTGTATCCATGCGGTTGCGATGCTGCCCTTTGCCATCTATTGTTCCTTTCGATGAAGACCCAACGCCTTGTTGATGTCTTCAGTGTTCATCGAATCGAGTTCGTAATCCTCCTTCTTGGTGTTCTTCCGGTTTTCCGGCAATACGCTTTTCGGTTTCCGTCCCTTGCCGGAGTAGGGGGCGAGCGTTGACTGTTGGATGATGTCCAAGAGTCGTGCCGTCGCTCCGAACGTGCCTATGAGTTTGGCCCTCTCTATGATGGTGTATTGTCTTGGACTGCCGTATTGGCTTGCGAAATCAGCCAAGATTTGGCTGTCCCACTGGTCGGGGTTTATCGCGTAAGTCAGTCTTTCGACTGTGAATCCAAAAGCGCTGGCAATTTTCCCGACAGGTATTCCCATGCGTCGAGCACATCATCGTCGAACGCGGACATGACCGATTCGTACTTGTTTTCCTTCAGCACGCCGCGCATGAGCTTGTCTACGAGCCAGATGGTTTCCACGCCGTCTTCGACTTTTTCGGAGTGGATGGCCTGCTGGAATTTGCGGTTGCGGAGGAGTTTCGCGTAGGCGTCGCCCCAATTGTCGTTGAAGTCTTCTGCGGTGATGGTGGGCTTGCGTTTTGCCATTGGTTTTCCTTTCGTCGTTTGTCTATATAAGAATACCCCATGCCAAGGGCATACCACGATAGTATGTCTTGGCGTGGGGCGCGTATCCTGTCATCACATTACGGGCTGACAAGCGAGAGTGAATCGAAGAGCGCATGTTCGTACCATTGACCAACGGTAGCATTCGACAACACAATCCGGCAGTCAATTGGCACATCCATGCTCTTGAATGTCTTACTGAACTGATGGTAAGTGGCGTCACCTCCAGTGTTAACACTAAACTCAAACAGTGTTTGCTGTTGAGGGGTGACAATCTTCATCTCGACACCACCTTTAACAGGCGGATGATGAGTAAGCATATACCCGCTGAACCGCAATGTCTGGCCCGGTGGAATGGTGAATACATCAGAAGAACATGATGTAATGTCTGAATTACCTCCAAGCCATAATACATTTTTGCCACTTTGGGGAGTACCAACTTCTTTAATCGCTTCGGCTGGCGTCCATTTCACCTGTCCTTCGTCGCGAAGTTGCCGTTGGGAATCAGATTGTCGGTAAACTCTCCGAAATCATGCGAAGTGGATGTGTTCAGAGTGCTCTCATACCTGACCGCAGACCAAGTGTTATCGCCGCCGCTCGTCGTGGAGACCGTGGACTTCAGAATCTTGATGTCGAACTTGGTGCCCTTCGGAAGGGAAAGTTCGCCAGCATAGACATCATTCTCGCCCTTGACCATCTGCACGCCGGTATCGCGTGACCATGGCGAGGCTTGCCCCCAGTCTCCGACCACCCACATAGCACCATCTTCAGCCACCGTACCATCGGATACGGTGACTGTCAGCGTCGGATTCGGAGAGCTTACGCTTTTGGGATGGTGATGTACTGGGTCTGAGCCGGAGCGGTGGCGGTCGGATAGGCGTTGATGGTGAACTCGAAGTTCACGAGAGCCGTATGCACGTGGCTGATGTCGCCGGTGATGAGGAAGGTGGCGTCGGTCATCACGTTACGACGCTTGCGGCCACCCTTGAGCATTTCGTCGATGACGATGACGTGATGCTCCAGTTCACTGGCCTGCTCCTTGACGGTGATAGAGCCATCCTTTGTCGAGGACGCCTGTTCGACCGTCACGTTGGCGGAGCCGTATGCGACCTTAAGCAGGTCTTCGTTCAGGGCTTCGATGCAAGTGCCCGTCCACGTCTTGGAGAACGTCGGGTCAGCCTGTGCGACCGTATCGCCACCAGCGGCCACAATATCGTCACCTGCGGAGAGGGATGCCGGTTCGGTCAGACCATCTTCGGACAGATAGCCAAGTCCGACGAACGCCGCCTCCAGTTCGGAGGTGGCGTCGGTGGGGATTGCGGTGCCCAGTGGGGCGACCCAAATATAGCCGGACTTGTTGGCACTAGTACCCGGCTTCGAGAATGTCACGTTTGCGGAAGACTGCTTTGCGCCCATCTCAATTCCTTTCGTTGTTAGCGTTCAATCAGTGGATGGGCGGCGTCGCCGCCGCCCATGTGTGCGAATAGTGTCACGCGGTGGTGTGGGTGATGGCGTAGAACTTGCTGGTTCCGCCGATGAAGCCCCAGCCGATTGCGACTTCGGTGCGGAGCATCACCTTGTTGACTGCGCCCAAGTCGCCTTCCGCGGAATTATCCGGGTTGCCGGAGTCGAACACTTCGATGCCGGACAGCGGAATAGCACCCCAGACGAAACGGTTGGCGAAGTCGCCGACGACCGCATCGAGCACCTTCTTGGTCAGCTGGCCGGAACCGGTGGCCGCCGCAGTGTCGGACACGGTATTGGAGGCCGCGAGGGTGACGCCGCCGAGGTTGACCATGTTACCGATGAGCGGAACGTCGGCCGCATACTGGGTCGGCGTGCCAATGGTGGTGAGGCCATCGCCGATTGCGGCCAAGTATGCGGAGGTGGTGACGCCCTGCGCGGACGCGTCGCCCTGTGCGGCGACCTGTCGCACGGCCTGTTTGAACGCGGTGGCGGCTTCCGCTCCGGTGCCCGGAGTGTAGTTGATGTTTCCGGCCTGTGCGAGCACGTATCCGTTGGTGCGTGCGACGGTGGACGCGGCCTTGGTAGCCGGGTTGACGCCGAAGATTGGGGCGAAGTCGAGGGCGCGGCTGATTGCACGGTTCACATACGTGCGGTACTGGTCGAGGATTCCGGCCTGATACGGCTGCGCGAGGATGCTCTGAAGCATGGTCTGCGGAGAACCGGCGCGGAAGGTGGCGTCGGTCGGATTGTAGGCGCCGTCAACGCCGAACAGCTGAAGGAACTTCTTCGGGAAACGGTAGCTGATGTAGAAGGTGATTGGGTTGATGGTCACGACACCGTTGGTGGCGTCGTTTGACTTCTTCTTCTTTTCGGCGTCGGTTTCGCCGGTGGCGCCTTCGCCGAAGATGCCCATTTCGCCGGAGAAGTCGATGGTCTGCATCTGCGTGCCGATGAGGTCGATTGGAGTGCTGTTGGAAATCCTTGCGATGGCTCCGGCTGCGGGCTGGTTGGAAATCAGCTTGCGGTCAACGAAGCCCGGCTTCAGTTCGATTGTCGCTAGGGACATGACTGCCTTTCGTGGTTGAGGTGGATGGTGTCGGCCTTCTGCATTGCGGCCCCGACTCGGCCTCTACCACGATTGTTTCCGGCTGTGTGCGCCTCAACCCCACCGTCGCCAGTGGGTATGCCCTGCATTGTTTAACGACTGTGCCGGGCGGTTCAAGTCAGTACATTTTTGGGGAGACGGTCGGTCTTGGCATGGCGGAAGAAGCTCTGATTGTCTACTGACCATCTCCAAGAGATAGCATAACACCCCGTCTGACTTTCGTCAAACGGGGTGCGTGCAAACCAGAATCACAAGAGAGGAGCTACACATTGCTGCGTAACAGTATTTATTCTACCACCTTCTCGTCGCAGTTCGCGTTCGGCGTGTCGCCGGACTTGCTATATGGTCTGACTTGGCGCGGTTGCACTGCATGTGCGCCGGAACGAGATTGTCCATCCTGTCACTTCCGCCAGCGGCACGCGGTATCACATGGTCTGCCGTAAACGATAATGGGTGCGCGGTGTTACGGCCCCAGTAGAACGGTGCGCCGCAATAATAGCAGGGCGCTCCCGTCCTTTTGGTGCGTTCACGCAGGATGGCGCGATTCCGATGGTAGAGTCCCGTATCCTTGCCCATCAGGCAATCACCTCCCTGACCTTGCGCTCCTTCGGACGGTTGACGCCACGATACCATGCGGCGATGCTGACACCCTTCAAACCCGCCGTGGTTTCGGTCTTGCGTATCGGCGCGAACTTCCACTGGTCATCCGAACCGGATTTGAGCTTCTGCGCGTTCTGCACTTCGGCGGTCAGCTGCGGATTGTTCGTATGTTTGAACCGTCCCTCGTTCAGCAGGTCGAGGAATCCCTGCTGCGAGGCGAGGAACTCGGTGCCGGTCAATTGGACGACGTTCAACCCACGTGGCAGCATGTCCCTTATCGGATTGTTCAATCCGCCAGCATCCAAGATGAGCGTGGTCTTGCGTGGGCGCGTCTTCAGCTCGTCAACCACCCACTGCCATGATTCGGTGGTGGGGCGTTCGTCAACGATTTCACCGATGATGTACGCCCACTTGTCGTAATGCTGCGAGCCGACCGTCACCTCTTCGGTGTTGGCGGCGACGCTGAGGGCGAGCGTGCTGGTTGTCGGGTCAAAGGTGAGCGCGTAGACGAGCGTGTCGCGGTCATGTTGGAGGTCGGAGTATGCGCTGTCCCACAAGTCCATCGGGATTGCGGGCGGAATGCTGTCCGCCCACCACAGGCCCAAGTCTTGGATGCGGAAGTCGATGAGTCCGTCCGCGCCACCCTGTTTGGCTATCGCCACGTCGGTGAGGAACGCTTCACGTGGAATCACGTCCGGGTAGAGCGGGTTGGTGAGCGCCCACAACTGCTCGTCCTCGATGTCCGCCGTCTCGTCATCGACGCCGTAGCGCACAGCATACGACATGTCGTCGTTTTCGGCGTTGTCAAGGAACACGTTGAACGTGTCTCCGATGGACGAAGGGAGGAACGGCGTGCCGGTGTAGATTATCATCGCCATGCGACGCGTCTTCAACGTCTTGGTAATCATCGCCTCGTATTCGGAGCGGAGTTCCTGCGCCTCGTCGAAGATGACCAAATCGAACGTGCCGCCCATGCCGGCCGAAGCGCTCTTGCGGGAACGGAACCGGACGAACGCGCCGTTCTTCAACTGTAGGCGCTCGCGTCCCATGGTGGTGCTGAAATGCGTGACCTCGGCCTTCAGTTCGGGATTCGAATCGATGGCGTCTTTCAAATCCTCCATGATTTTGTTCGCGGCAATCTGCTCATGCGCTGTGACGAGCACGTTCAGGCCGAGCACGAACAGGTAGAAGAGGATTGGGGCGGTGAGGATTTTGGTCTTGCCGTTCTGTCGCGGCATGTTCAATGCGACACGCTTGTATTTCCAAGTGCCGTCCTTCTTGCGTTGGAAGGCGTTGTTGAGAAATTCGACCTGAAACGGGAGGATTGTGTTTCCGCGACCCCAGTTCACGTACTCGGCGGCCATGATTGCCACGTCGGATGTTGGGCGGACGTTAGCCCTCCAATTTGGATTCTTCACCAGCATGTCACACCACCTGATACTTCTTTAGGATG